AAAAGAAGATTTATCTATGGAGAGTATTAGAACATTTAATAAAATAGAAATGGAAAGATTACAGACTGTACCTGAAAATTATACAAAAATATTAGATGTCAATAAAGCAAGTGATGTTTTAGGTGATGGCTGGACTGTTGATATTATATGTCATATTTTAAGTAAGTTATTTTATTTTGATTAAATAGAACGAATACAGTACACTTTATGAATGGAAATTCTAAAGAAAGAAGATCGTAGGAATATAAAGCCTAAGTTTATTGGTACTAAGGAAGAAAAAGCCAAAGGTCAAGGGCGTGTCGTAATGATTAATATTGCCGAGAGTTCTTTAGATATTCTTAGGTCTAAGAAAGTTCTTTCAATACAACAATATTACACAGCATTAAGAGTAAGAAGATTATGGGAGAAAAGCCGCATAGGTAGTTACACTTCTAACTTTAATAAAATTGGTGATATACAAGGTTGGAATGATATGGCAACAGATAGAATAGACGCCATATATAAATTATCTAAATTAAACCTATACATAGGTGAACTATCATCAAATTTATTGTATAAAATATGTGTACAAGATTACACTATTAAAGAAACAGCCGCTATGCACCAAGTAGATAGAGTTTATCTTGGTAAACGCTTTCGAGAATGTATAGACGAAGCACAAAAGTTTTTTGATCAAACTTATTGACTTTTGTAAACAGTAAATGTTATAACTTTCTAGAATACCATTCGTGTATTCGTATATCACTTTAAAATTTTATTAGGGGAGCAAATTATGCCATATCACACTGGAAAACATAGTAAATCTATGAAAAAAAAGAAAAAGAAAAAAAATAAAAGAAGATAATGGTTAAGATTGCATCAATTAAAAATATAATCAAAGACCTTAACCCAAGACAACAAAAAACAATGCGAGGTCACGCTAGACACCATACCTTAAAACATATGCGATCTATGGCGAGAGATATTAAAAAAGGTCGAACTTTTAGACAGGCTCACATATCAGCTATGAGAAAAGTAGGTAAATAATGGCTAAAAAACGCAGATTAGATTTAAGAAAAAGAAAAAGAAAGTAATGTTTTTTGTAATTATTATATTATTAACTTTTCACTCAGGCGAGCAGTTTACAAGGGAATATAAACTTAAAACATTTAATGATACTTGGGCTTGTTGGGAATATTTAACAGAAAAAAAAGTAGAATTAGTAACGCCACATTTAGAAGCCTTTACACCTGATTTAAAATCGTTTCAATTTTATTGTGAAAGCCGCTATGGAGAAGAAGTTTAAAAAGGTTGAATTACCTGAGTTTATTAGGTTATCGCACTACACGATAACACTAGAAAAGATACCAAGTGAAATATCAGAAGAATGTGCAGAGCAACAAGGCTCATTTCATTCTCGCACTATGCGGATATATTTAGATCAAGATATTATTGAGAATGGTGGTAGCATTGCTTGTGATTTAGTTTGCCACGAAGTATTACACGCAATTTGGTATTTACGAGGAATGGACTCTAAATCTGAAGAAGATGTGGTCAATGGTATGTCAACACACATAATAGAAATATTTAAAAACAACCCTGATTTTGCAAGGTGGTTTTATAATAACTTAAATTAATACTGCATTAGCAGGTACTCAAACAAAAGAGGGTAAAATGGGAAGAAAACTTAAACAAGACAACGCACAAGAACGACTCTTACAGGCTGTAAGGAAAGGTCTAACTATTGATGACGCTTGTGCATATGCAGGCATTGTAAAACAAACTTATTATAATTGGCTTAATAAAGATGTTGAATCAATCAAAGATGAGGCTACTAAAAAAAATTTTATAGACTTTTTAGACTCTCTAAAAAAGGCTCAATCTGAATGTCAGATGTATTGTTTAGACTTCCTAATGAAAGATAAATCTTGGCAATCTAAGGCTTGGGTATTAGAGAGAAGATTCCCTGATAGATGGGCTAAAAAAGATATGACAATTAATGAAAATAATGAAAAGGTTATAAACTTCACATATGGCTAAATATAGAGGTAGTACTGTTAAACTTAATAAACCAATGCGAGGTGATGTTAAGAAATTTAAGGTATTTGTAAAAGATAGATCATCTGGCAGGGTTAAAAAAGTAAATTTTGGCTCTAAAGAAATGAGCATTAAGAAAAACATACCTGCAAGAAAAAGATCATTTGACGCAAGAATGGGTGGTGTGCTAAAAAGAGTTAAAGGTCAGAAAAATTTAAGTGCGGCTTATTGGAGTTTACAGGCGTGGAAAAAAGGCTTTAAAATATGAACGATAATAATAAGATTATGCAGTGGCTTAATCAGACAGTTAATACTTTAAAACCAACAGAAGAAAAAGAATTTATATTTAGTAGTGATTATGCAGGTCGTAAAGTAAACATAAAAATAAAGATAGATGCCATTAACCAGCCCTCAGAAACAAGTAGTAGAGTCGAAAGCAAGGAATAGAGTTTTAATTACAGGGCGTAGATTTGGTAAGACTTTTATTGCAATAGGTGAGTTATTAAACTTTGCCTGTAAAAAGCCCAAACAAAAAGTATGGTATGTGGCACCAACTTATAGACAAGCTAAACAGATTTGCTGGGCTAAATTAAAAGAGGTCGCAATAGACAACGATTTAGTGAGTTACATAAATGAAACAGATTTAACGATCAGACTACACAACAATTCAGAGATTTCTTTACGAGGATCAGATCGATCTTATGACCAACTAAGAGGTGTAGGACTAAACTTTCTAGTCTTAGATGAGTTTGCTGACATACCAAGTGATGCTTATTATTCAGTTTTAAGAGCAACCTTATCAGATACTAAAGGCTCAGTGTTTATGTGCGGTACACCTAGAGGTTATGGCAATTGGGCTTATGACCTTTATATGAAAGGTAAAGAAGATAAAGATTGGAAGTCTTGGCAATTTACCACACTACAAGGTGGACAAGTAGAAGCTGACGAGATTGAAGCGGCTAAGTCTGACCTTGATGAAAGAACATTTAGACAAGAATACGAAGCAACATTTGAGACATATGCAGGTGCTATTTATTACAACTTTGATAGAGAGCAAAATGTTAAGACAATAAAAGATAATAACACAACCTTGCATATAGGGATGGATTTTAACATTGATCCAATGAGTGCCGCAGTATTCCAATTAGAAAACAATATTATAAACTTAATTGATGAAATAGTTATCTATTCATCTAACACAGAAGAATTAGTTAAGGAAATACAAACACGATACCCTAATAGGTCAATCATTGTATATCCTGATCCTGCCTGTAGACAGCGCAAGACTTCAGCAGGTGGTAAGACTGATTTAAACATATTACAAAATGCAGGATTAACAGTAAGAGTTAAGAATGTTCACCCTCAGATTAGGGATAGAATCAATGCTGTTAATTCACGATTAAAGAATACAAACGATCAGAGAATGATGTTTATAGACACCAAGTGTAAGAACATTATCAGAGGATTGGAAAGACACCTTTATAAAGAGGGAACTACGCAACCTGACAAGGATAGCGGTTTTGATCATATGAACGATGCCATCGGTTATGCGGTAGATTATCTGTTCCCTATAAGGAAAAATTATATAAAAGAATTACCTACAAGATGGAGTGTTAAATAATGTACATAATGACCGAAAATATGGATTCCTTAATTCGAGATAAAGAATTTATGGAAAACCGACACGATAACTATGATCTAATGATCCCTAGATGGAATTTTTATTTAAGATCATACTTAGGCGGAGAAGAATATCGTGCTGGTGGCTTCTTACACGAATACGCATTGGAACTAGATTTAGAATATCAAAACAGAATTAATTATACGCCAATAGACAATCATTGTCGTAATATCATAAGTATTTACTCAAGTTTTTTGTTTAGAGTACCGCCAACTAGAAACTATGGTGTGATCGAGAACGAGCCTAGCTTACAATCATTTTTAGCTGATGCTGACTTAGACGGACAGAACTTTAATGCGTTTATGAAGAACGCACAAACTTACGCAGGTGTTTATGGCAATGTATGGATATTTGTTGATAAGCCTGAAAGTAATGCACAGACTAGAGCAGAAGAATTAGGTCAAGATATTAGACCTTATTTAACGATGGTTACACCTGATAATGTTATGGACTGGCATTATATGAGAGCCGCAAGTGGTCGTTATGTGTTGGATTACTTAAAGGTTAGAGAAGAAGTAACCTCAGACGGATCATATTTTAGAATATGGACACCTAATGAAATATCTTATGTGTTTGTCCCTGAGAGAGGTAAAGTAAAAGTTATTGAAGTTAAACCAAACCAATTAGGCACGATACCTGCTATTTGTTTGTATAATAAAAGATCACCAAGACAAGGTGTAGGTATTAGTGATTTGACAGATGTTGCATTATTGCAACAGTCTATCTACAACG